TTAAAAGATGACCGTAGTTGCTAATGCCACATTTAACCTCGATCTTTCTGAGATCGTTGAGGAAGCGTTTGAGCGCTGTGGTTCAGAGCTGCGTTCGGGCTATGACCTGCGCACTGCGCGTCGTTCTTTAAACCTGTTGTTTGCTGATTGGGCTAACCGCGGTATTAACTTATGGACGGTTGAGCAGGGGCAGATTCCGTTGGTGCAGGGCGTTAATACGTACGACCTGCCTTTAGATACGGTTGATCTGCTTGAGCACGTTATCCGTACAAACCCTGGTGTTCAGAACACGCAGGCGGATTTATCAATTACTAGAATTTCAGTCTCCACATACGCCACCATACCAAATAAACTTCAACAAGCCCGGCCGATCCAAGTGTGGATAAACCGTCAGTCTGGCGCAACATACGCTGGTACAAGCTCTTCTACACCCCCTGCAGGCGTCAATGCCCCCAAGATAGTAGTGTGGCCTACCCCTGACCAAGGAAGCGTTGGCAGCCCGTATTACACGTTTGTGTACTGGCGTTTGCGTAGGATCCATGACGCTGGTAATGGCGTTAACACTATGGACATCCCGTTCCGGTTTTTGACTTGCATGGTTGCGGGGCTTTCATATTATTTGTCAGTTAAGTTACCAGAGGCTAAAGATCGCATCGGTCTGTTAAAAGCACAGTATGACGAAGCGTGGCAGTTAGCGGCAGATGAGGACAGAGAAAAGGCGGCGATCCGCTTTGTGCCCCGCCGTATGTATATTACGTAGGGGTAAGCAGTGCCAAATAGGTTTGCATCCGGTAAAATAGCAATTTCGCAGTGCGACAGATGCGGGCAGCGTTTTAAACTTAAAGAACTGCGGATTGAGATTGTTAAAACTAAGCGGTACCAGTTGTACGTTTGTAAAGCATGTTGGGACCCAGATCAGCCGCAATTGCAGTTGGGTATGTATCCAGTAGACGATCCGCAGGCATTGCGCAATCCACGACCGGATAACACGTATTATCAGGCTGGTTTAAACGGCTTACAGGTAGACCCTAGTGGGGGAAGTACAGAAGACGGTTTTGGAGGCCCAACAATGGGTAGTAGGGTGTTTCAGTGGGGGTGGAATCCAGTCGGCGGTAGTAGAGGCCCCGATGCAGGTTTAACACCAAATGACTTGGTACAACAAGTAATTGTTGGTACAGTAACGGTAACGACAACATAGGAGCAAAACATGTTTAAATCAGGCGCAGACGGTATTACTAAACAAGGTAAAACCAAAGGCAAGAATCTTGGCGACACAGGCCCATCAGTAGGCATCCAAAAGGGTGCTGCTGGCAAATCAAGCGGTGGCGGCAAAACCAACGAGCAGATGATGAAGCTCGGCCGTAATATGGCTAAAGTGGCTAACCAAGGTATGTTAAAGAAATCGGCTGGAAGAGGACGTTAATCATGGCTAAATACTCAATGAAACGTGACGGTAAAGAAGTAGGACCTGCTGAAGTTTACGCAGAGCCACATGATATGTCAGGTAAAAAAGTAACTGTTGCAGGGGCTATTAAAGATACGTCCGGTGCGCAGGTTATGGATGAAATGAACATCTCCGTAGGCAAAATCAGCAAAAACCTTGGTAAAGGCGTTAAAACTTCTGGTATTGAAATGCGCGGTGCGGGTGCTGCTACTAAAGGCCGTATGTGCCGTGGACCGATGGCATAACTATGAATTACCAGCAGTTATCTGAAGCAATCCAAAGTTACGCTGAGTCTACAGAGCAGCTATTTGTATTCAATATTCCTAACTTTGTCCAGCTTTGTGAAGAGCGGGTGTATAACGCCGTTCAGATTCCTGCTATTCGTAAGAATGTCATTGGTAACTTTACCCAGAGCGATCACTATTTAGCCCTACCTGAAGACTACCTAGCCTCGTTCTCCCTTGCAGTTATTGATGCAGATGGTAACTACGAGTATCTGATTGATAAAGACGTTAACTTTATTCGCCAAGCGTACCCTAATCCAAATGAGGAAGGGTTGCCAAGATACTACGCGCAGTTTAGCCCGTATACCTACATTATTGGCCCAAGTCCTGATGCAAGCTACCAAACAGAGCTGCATTATTACTACTACCCTACTACGATCGTACAGGGCGGTATTGCTGGTTTTGGCACAATTACTCCCGGCTCTGGATATACCAATGGTATATACGAAGGCGTAGCCTTGACTGGCGGCGATGGCTCTAATGGACTTGCAACGATTACTGTATCGGGCGGAATAGTAACCGCAGTTACTTTAACAAATCCAGGATTTTTATATGTTGTGGGTAACACATTGAGCGCTGCAGCATCTACAATAGGCGGTACTGGAAGTGGATTTTCAATACCTGTAAATAATGTTCAAAACCCAACTGGCACTAGCTGGCTCGGTGATAACTTTGAATCAGTTTTGTTGTATGGTTCGTTACGTGAGGCTATTATCTTCCAAAAAGGTGAAGCAGATTTAGTTTCTTATTACGAACAGAAGTACCAAGAATCCTTAGCGTTACTCAAAGACTTGGGTGATGGTAAAGATAGACGTAGTGCCTATCGTGATGGACAATTACGATTACCTATACCTGGACCCGTTAGATAATTTTTTTAGGAGCATAATATGCCAATTACCCAAGGAATGGCTACATCGTTCAAAGTTCAAATCTTGAATGGTCAGCAAAATTTTTCCGCAAACACTTTTAAAATTGCTTTGTATACAAGCTCGGCTACTATTAACGAGAACACAACAGCATACTCAGCAACAAACGAAGTTGCATCAACAGGTAACTACACTGCTGGTGGCAATACTTTGACGGTTAGCGTAACCCCAACAAATACGGGTAACGTGGCGTTTCTCTCGTTTGCTAATACTACATGGGCGAATGCAACAATTACCGCTAACGGCGCTTTAATTTACAACAACTCATTTGGTAATGCCGCTGTTGCTGTATTGGCTTTTGGTGGCGATAAGACATCGACCAACGGTACTTTTGCGATTAACTTCCCAACAGCAGACGCAAGCAACGCAATTATCCGTTTGACAGCTAGTTAATTAGGGAGGCCGTATGGCTTTAGTTCTGCAAGATCGGGTCAAAGAGACTAGCTCTAGTACTGGCACAACCGCGTTTACATTAAGTGGCGCGTTTGTAGGCTATCGTACATTTAACTCTTGTATACCAACTGGCTCAGTTGTCTATTACTGTATTCATGGTACTTCTACTGGCATTGATGGGCAGTTTGAGGTTGGTTACGGTACATTTACAGCCCCTGCCACGCTTAGCCGTACTGGTGTTTTTTCCTCTTCTAATGCCAATGCACTTGTTAACTTTAGCGCTGGAGATAAAGAAGTCTTTATTACGTATCCAGCTGAGAAAGCCATTTACGAAGAAGTTAGTGGTGAAACGATTATTGACGGCGGCCCGATTACGGTTATAGGTAGTAACGTTACTAGCTATACTTCCTTTGCGTCTACATTGGGTGAGTTCTACGCTAACGAGAATGGATTTGCGCAGTTGTATGCACAAAACCTTAATAACGGCGCTGACGGATCTACTGATATAGCTGCTTATAATAACCTAGGCGATGGTACGTTTTTCTTCGTTGATATGGGTATTACTAGCTCTACATATAATTCAGTACTAAACCCAATATTTAACCCAAATGATGCGTATGTATACAGCTATGGAAATGCAACTACAGTAAGCCGTTTGTTACTTGGTACGCAATCACCAGGCGCTAACGTAGTTATATTTACTGGCGGTGTAGAAGTAAACAATACAGCGCTGACTATTTCTGGAACAAATCAAAACGCTACTTTTGCAAATAATGTCAGCGTTACTGCCAACGTATCTGCAGCTAATGGAGTATTTACAAGTGGTGCGTATGTAAGTTCAAACACGGCTTTAATTACTGCTAGTAATCAAGTTACTTCTAAAGCCTATGTAGATGCTGCTGTAGCTACAGGGTTTGTAATTCATGATCCAGTTAACTTAGCTACTATTGCCGTATTATCTGGCACCCCAACATATAACAACGGCACTGCTGGTGTAGGCGCAACTCTAACCGCTGCTGGTGTAGGAACTCTGTCCGTTGACGGTCAAAACGCCGCGGCTGGTTTCCGTATTTTGGTTAAAAACCAAGCTAACGCTGCGCACAACGGTGTGTACACTGTTACTACCGAAGGTACAGGCGGGGTTGCTTATGTTTTAACTCGTGCAACTGATTTTGATACTGCAGCTCCTGGCGAGATTGCCAACAACGCTTATTTCTTTGTGGATGGCGGCAATACTTTAAATGGCTTCTCGTTTGTTCTTTCTCAATTA